GACCCTGCGCTACCGCCATAGGTCGTGCTGGTGCCTGTGCCCGTAGATGTGCCACCCGTGAGCGGGCCGGTTCCTTCCAAGATATTGGAATAGTATTGTTCCGTCTGGAAGGGGTAGCCCTGCTGCTGCATGAACTGATTATATGCAGCAGTATCGGCGGCCTGTTGCGCGGCCTGTTCTTCAGAGCCGACGTTAAATTGCGCGGTACCGGCATTAATGGCTTCGGTTTGGGCTGTTTGGCCGAGATTAGCGAACTGGGCCGCCGTATTAAGACCTTCAGTAGTAGCCGTCTGACCAAGGGCGCCAAGTTGATTGGCGGCCTGTAGTCTAAGGCCCTGCTGCTGCCCCGCAACATTCTGGGCTTGATTATATCCCTGCTGATACAGACCAGCGATAATCGGGTTTTCGGCGGCGGCCTGTTGACCGGCGACGATACCCTGCGTAACGCCGGCCCTGTCGCCACCAAAGTTGTTGCCGGAGAGCGTATTATTACCGCTTAGTTGCGAGAACTGTTGTGCATTCTGATTATTGAATTGCTGTTCAGTCGCGCGAACCACGGCCCCCGTATAGGGGTTCATGAACTGCCCGACTTCCTGATTGTACTGTTGCGGCGTCAATGCTCCCGCAATATTCAAGCCTGTGGCCAGCGAATTATAGTTATTGCCAATGCCGGCGTTCATATTGCCGATGGCGGCTGCGTTATAACCCTGCGGAACGCCAGAGGCCGCATTGATATTTGCAGCGGCGCCAGCCTGCTGCTTATTGATCGGCGCAACCAACTGACCGCCATAGGGGGTATATGGCGTAGATGCGACACCCTGCGCAGATGCGAGGTTATTCAGGTATGCATTCAATACCTGCGGGGGCGGAGAATACGATTGATTAGAACTTGAGGAAGTTTGAGATTGAGCCTTAGACCCCATCTATCACGCCTTTAGGCTTGGCAGGATGATGCGTGAACCACACGCCACCCTTAGCAAGCTCCCTTTCATAAAGCCTCGCCTTGGCTTCTAGTCTATGATCGGATATAATGCCGACCATTAAGTCCATGCCCATCTCGTCTGAGACATGTTTCGCGTAACGAATAAGTCTCGCCGCGTGATTGTGTCGTCGGAATTCTTTTCTGACGAAGAGGATACGCTCGAAGATATTGTAATCCTCAGAGTAGTATACTGGATCTATCTCCAGCGAGATAAACGCCTTGACCAGCAATGGGTCGCCGATTACGGCCATCAGCGCTTGTTGCTTGGTGACGCCGCGCCAGACGATCTTGGCGCACTTGTCTACACTGATTTGATGCTGTCCGTTTTCTTCATGAGCCGCCCGAGTGGCGTCCATGAGAGCATTGAAATATTTCTCGTCCGCTATAACAATCGGATCGTCCTCGCCCATTATCAGTCCTTCGCTGGAGGTGGAAGTTTCTGGAGGTCCTTGATGTTCTTTTTGCGAACCTCTTTGACGAACCTATCCAGAATTCTATGGCCCCGCGACAAACTACCTGCGCCAAGCCATTCGACCTGATGCGGCGGGATGACGTGCTCGCCGCCGGCCGCCATTATCGAAACTGGGGGCTTGCCGCGCCAGTGATCGTCCTCGCCATCCGTTTTTCCACCCACAGCCATCCGATAACGCTCGCCCCATACCGCGCCGCCCGTCTTGTAGAGCGGTAATTGGTCGGGAGCGTTCATGAATAGATGCCGCTGGGCGCGCCGCATACCGGGGATCATCGGCTGTGTCATTGGACGTTTTTTAATGTCCACCCCATACGGCGCTCCCTCGGCGCCCAGTGGGGCAGATGCAAAGAGTTTGTTGAGGGCGTTATGCCCCGCCAGGGATGAGCCTTGTGCGCCCGGCATTCCCGAGACAACATCGGCTGGAATGACGTAGCTCCCCGCCGCCACGTCTATCGGCAGAATGTCTGTGCGTCCGCCGGCGGGCGACACCAACGGACCAGACATGACGCCGGAACCGAACTGTTGTCCATAAGGCATAGGAAGAGGCGCTATACCGGCCATTAGTGACTCACGTTAGCCTGGATTGTCAGTAAAATGAGAGGTCCCGCCAAGACTTCGTAGTTCAGCACGTCGATATCATTGTTGCCTGACGATACTGTGATGGATGCAATGCCGCCGGCTGCAATATACTGTGATCCGAAGGTGAGATTATTACTGCCCGTAGAACTCTGGGTGTACTTAAAATATCCTTGCTGCCCCACCTTGGGGTTGGTGGGGTTCGCCAGAGCCCTCGTAGCCCCAATGCCAGAAGTAGCCAATAGGCTGAAATTGATACCAGTAGCCATATTGATATGAACAGTCGCCGCGTCCGTAAGAGTAACCTCCGTAAGAGAGTTCCAGTAGCTCGTCGGGGTGAGGAACGCTCCCGCTGCATTGCTCAAGAATTGCGAGGTCGTTGCACGGATTGTGGAAACCAATGTAACTAACTGATTGAGATTGATGACGACGTTCTGAAGCGTCGTTAGAAGAGCCTGCATCAATTGGTTCCATTGAGCGAGGTCGTCAGGTTCGAGTAGAGTTTGCCAATCGCAGAGACGATATTCTGGACAGCGGTGATTATAGCCTGAAATTGTGACCCATTGTTATCGGCCATCAGGCGGCGTCTTTCTTGTTCTTAAGCGCCTCGATATAATCACCGAGATTGCCCGACCATACCTTGCCGCCGCGATGGGTCATCTTGTGGTTCGTATCCGCCCACATCTCGAAGCCGAGTTGCCGGCAATGCAGGCAGAAAGCCACATCCTCGCCATACCAGTTGCCATCGTCGGCCAGAATGCCCATACGGAAGATTTCATAGTATTGACGCATCTTCCGCGTCAGCATGGCGACATCGTAGAACTTCTCGCAATCCTGCGCGATGCGTTCGATCACATGCCGCTTGATACAGGTAAAACCGCCCGCAACCATGGAAGCCAATGCGAAGCCGTCCTTCATGATCGGTTCGTTTGGCGTTCTACCAGATAGCGTTACCGGAAACTCCAGCCAGCCGTCGTCCTTCTTTGGGTAGATGCCGGCCACGATATCTTCGGTGCGTAGGATATATTCCAGTGGCTTGCGATAATCATACCCAACGTCGTCATCAATGAAAAACAGGCATTTTGCGTTGGGGTATTCCTCCAGAAATACGGTCGCAATTCTGGAGCGCGCCTTTGCGATATACGAGTCCCCGCCAAGGGTGAGGTAATCCGCCTTGATGCCGTTCAGCGTCAGGAGTCTATCGGCGGCGATTGCGGCGTTGCGCCCCTCTGCGCATAAATTAAGTCCCGGGGACGGCGTGGCGAACAGAACGTCTATTTCTTCTCTCGGCGGTATCTTAAGTTCAAGCATCGGTATCCTCGCTCAGTTTCTAACCCAATTGTCCGTCGGGGGCCATTCTCACCCTCAGGCCGCCTATTCTCCAGAACGAACCAATGTCGTTGCTGGAAACCGTCATTGACATCAGTCGGCCCCTGACCATTGGCCGGTAGAACGGCGTTCCGCCCACGCTCTGATCCTGCATGAGATAGCTCTGCGTGGTGTATTCCGGGCTTTGCGGATACGGAGCGTATTGGAATGAGGCGTTGACGTTTGCCGTCTGCGGCTGGCCGGTCATGCCGAACTTCATGTCTGGATAGAGGGCGTCCACAGTCATGAAATCTTCGCCATCCGATAGCGCAAACCAGCCCGTAGAGGCTGTGGGGGTCATCGCCGCGCCGTCGGCGTCATTGGAGATCTCGTGCTGATAGATATAGTTTGTGGCCGCGCCTGCCCCTATTGGGCTACCCAGAACAGATTGATCAATCCAAGCGCTACGACCAATGCGAAGAGGAGGATTATCGTAACCGTAGTCCCAGCAGTTGAGGAGCGCATTGTATTTGACGTAAGCCGTGTTGACACCGTTCGATCCGACGGTTGGAAAGTGCCAAGAAATTTCGCTGAACTGGGAGTTGGGGCAGCAACGAATCGAGGCATAGTTGGTTGTGTCGATCTGCTGGAATATCCAATCCCATACGCTACAAGGTAGTGGGGTGACGCTACCCCCAGATGGCAACATGAAGAACTGCTTCTGGCTCATCCAGTAGACAGTGCCGCCCATGACGCAACTGGCGAATTGGGCGACCATGCCACAACCCTGTCCGAGTGAATTGAAGCTCCAGACCAACGGGAAGCCGATATATGACATCGACCAGACTTCGATATCCGTCCAGACGACCGCGTATTGCGGCCCCTGGAGCGCCCCGACGATCTTGGAGCCCCTTGGCAGGCGGAAGTCGCCGGCTTGGTCAGTCGCGGTCGGCGTCCATGTCGTATAATCGCCCGCCGTAGACCAACTCAGTAGAAGCGGGTCCTGAACATTGCTCTGGTCACTTGAGCCCCACGCCACGATAATCTGCGCCGGCATCGCGACGAAACAGCCGGCGTTCGAGATGGGAGCATTCGCCACCATCTGGGCGACTGGCTTGGGCTGTGTCGGATCCCAGACGAAGATGGGTCCGTTCTTGGGGCTGGCGACCAATAAACTCGCCCAGTTGTCTAGACTGTAGACAGAAGTGGTTATCGGCGTTCCAGAAACGCCACCCTGACCGCCTGTGCCGCCGTAGCCATTCAGACCGTAACCGCCCTGACCATAGCCTAGTCCCGGCCCGGTCGGCAGCGGCACCCGCCAGTAGGTGATGTTGGCATTGCCGCCGTTCTGAGAGACGGTGAGATTGGCAGTCGCGGCGTTGGCGACGCTGATGGTGAAGGTGCTGCTACTGGTAACCGTATTGACGTTATAGAACCCAGAAATGGTCACGCCCGCGAAAGTAGTCGGTAGCAGAACTGAATAAGTATTGCCAGGGCTAAAGCCATGAGCGGCCAATGTCACTTGAATCGAGGTCGAGCCATTGGTAGATGTATACTGTGCGACCGCGCCGCCATTGTTGACATTGCCAGTGGCCTGCGCCCCCGCCTGAATGGTGTAACTGGTTGAACTACTATTCGTGGCGGCGTATGCGCCAAACAGGATTAGACCGCCAACAGCGATTTGCGTATTGATGACCGCGACATCAAATGGCCCGACGTTGGAACTTGAATCTACAACCGTAACCGTGGCCGAACCAGATGTGGTGGAGAAGTTTACCGCTGGATTGGTGGTGGTCGATTGCGGAGTGATATCGACCAACATGCTTCCGGTGAGCACATTGAGCGAATTCATGCACCCGATCCCGAGATGCAGCCCGGCGTCGATATCCTCCCATGCATGAAGATTATTGACGGGGGAACCCATTGGATTTGGATAGTATTTCGCCCAGCCGCCTAGCTTCTGAAGGATGCCTGATGTCGGACCAAGCGGAGACGGCATGAAGCGGACGAGATTGCCGCTTTCATATCCACGCTCGGTCAGGGATGGCGTCGCCTCGGCGTTAAAGCCGGGCGCGAAGAACATCTTCGTTGTCGGCATTATGTTCTAGGCGGATTCTGTTGCATCGGCAGTTGCGAGCTAATCCAACCCTGCGACATGAACTTGCGTCGCGCATCCTCGATAAGAGCGGAAGATTTCAGGGTTTCGTAATGGGTTTCCCACGTCGTTCCTTGGGCTGGATTATCGGCGATTGCCCCGAAGTTTTTCATTGCGCCGGCCATGAACACCATGGACGCGGCAATGAACAAATCCCAAAGATGCAGGCTGACGAAGTTCGTGGCGACCGTGACGCTAATCGGAATTGGATACTGTGTTCCAATCAACTCCACATTATAGACCTGATCCGGGGCCGGACCCAACAAGATGGTCTGATTATCAAACATCGAGAAATATGCCGGGGTCGCCTGAACTGCGGCGCTCCCATAGACCATGTTCAACCAGGATTGATTGCAGATAACGCACGGAGAGCGTGTCGCCGTTGTGGCGTTGGGATTAGTCTGCCCGGCCGGCGTGATGATATTGACGTTCACCAATACATTGATATTCAGCGAGCCAAACCCAAGCGCCTGAGTTCCTACGGTGGTCTGTAGAGAACTGTTACTGACGACCGTGTTTAGAAGGTTAAGTTCCCTGTCTATACGATTGGTCGCTTCCTGAATGGCGCTGGGAAGTTGCTGGACAAAGAACGGATCCGTCTGCTGGAACTGACACAGCGACGCCATTTCTGTTACGTAGTCTGAATATGTCGAGGGCATTGGCTACGCCGGAAATGTTAATGCTAACGCAAACAGTGCGGTCATCTGGCCGGCGCTATAACCTAGCGTCGGTTGCAGAAATCCGGTCGTAAATGGATCGGTCAACGTCATTGTCGCGCCTGACGCCCATGCGATATTATACTGATTGGTGATATCGGATGGGAGGGCATCATAGACTTGAACCATCACGCTCTGGGCGGCTAGCGCGGCCTTAAGTTGCCGCATGGTGCAAGTGCCGACAACAGCGCCAGTGCCCTGAATAAAAGATTTAATAGTTGAGATACTGACGGCGTAACTGACCCATGGAACCGCCGTAGGCGGCGTCTGGGGTTGACTGATGATGAAGAGTTCGTTCCCGCCTAGCGCAAAGATCTGCGGCAGTTGGGAGATTGTTTCGACGGCCATTTGTTAATCCGCTTTAGTCAGCGAAGGCAGCTATGATGGCGCCGGATGACGGCGCGAAGACCTGCACTCGTCCCTTGAAGTATGGCGATGTCCACGTAGAGTTCGGCAACAGCGTAAACACGCTGCCTTGGACGGGTGGCGAACTTGCGGCGGCCGTTCCATCATCGCGCATGATTGCGCAGCCGGTTCCCGAGGTATTTACGACAGTGGCCGCCACTCGGTTGGACGTGACCGGGATGGTGGCTACCAGAAACCAGTTGGCGTATGGACCGCTGTTTGGCCAGTTGGAGCCAATCGTAGGAAGCGTCGGCCGATTGGCGCTGTAGTCATGTCCCGTGGAACCGGGGGTCTGCGCTCCGCCGGTAGCCGCCAGAATGGCCGACAGAATGGCGTTTCCGGCGAGAACCGTCGAATCCTGCGCGGGAGTGATCGCAATGCCGGCAACGTTGGTGACTTGGTGGAGCGGCACATATGGTCCCGCGCCTACTCCGCTCGTATCATAGACCGATACCGTTGCGGTTCCATTGTAAATAGGAATTGTAAGAGATGTAGTCGGACCGGCCATCTAGATCACTCGATGAAGAACCATGGGAATGTTCCCACGACGGGAGGCGGCGGGGGCGGCGTTTCTGGGAAGGTGACTTGTCCCTCGGGGACAATCAGCGCCATCAAATCTTCGGTAATCAATTGAGCAAGATTGACTTCGGTGGTAATGAAGTTTTCTTGCTCGTATCCAACGCCCGTTGGATAGAACGGCTCTGGGCGGGCGTTATAGACAGGGACCGGATCCGGCGAGAGAATACGCGCCTGCAACTGCGGCTGCGGATCGTCGTAGCAATCCTGGCAGACAAGTATTCTAAGATTCTGTAGACGGGCGCCTGTCCAATCCCACTGGAACCTTAAGTCCTCAAGATTCCACATCCTCGAACAACGATCACAAACACCCGCTGCACGGGGCATTCTCGCATTGACTTTTGCGTGACCGTGGGGACGCCAACTCAACGCCAGTAGCCCTGAGTTTGCGGCGAGACATAAAATGGGACATTCTCGCCGTCTTGGGCGGACGCCACCATGAACGCCTTCTGGCTATCGGCGCCGCGAACGGTTTCGAGTTCGGGTTTGTATATCTTGGCTAGTCTATAGGCGAGGCCGGCGACAAAGGCGTCCAGCCACCGGTATGGAATCTCGGGGTTTAGCGCCCCTGACAGCAGAGCGTCCTGCGGCTGCGTGAAGGTGAGGTAATTGAGTGTATAGGGGCCATTGCCGTCAGGCACAGGCCAAAGATAGATTTGGGGATTGATTTCCCGATAGAACCAGAACGAAGTCGGCGCGCCCTGCTGAAGTTTATTCGGCTGCGAGGCATATTCCGTTCGTGAGAGAGGGGTAATAATACGGTCGGAAGTGGTTCCATCACCATTTGGGATGGAAATCCATGCATCGGTAACCATAATGGCTTGCGGCGGGACATTGATAATATAGACGCCTTGAGAAAGGGGAGCAGAATTGAAGGTCACGGTCCACGAAAGCGGACCCAGATTGGACCACTCAACCTGCATTAAATTTAGTTCGTTCTGGGCGTTAAACAAGTGCTCAGTAACGATTTCCGAACGCCTAATCTGGATGCGGGCATATGCCGCATGCACCAATTCACCCGTCGCTGGGAGATAATTGTATGTCCCGGAATAACTTGTCATGGGCTTTGCATAGCAGCCATGCCGTCATAGACTTCGGCCATGGCGCGCTCCTGTTCGGGAGTAGTGACCTGCCCCGCCACCTGACTGTAGAGCGTATGTCGAGTATCGCGGGCGTGAGCGTCGGGAAGGGCCATCAGCGCCCGATTAATGAGAATGATGTCCAAGGTCCCGAGATGCAATTCAAAACCCCTCTTGGACATTGGCTTGTAATCGTAAGCCGCCATTACGCCGAGACCGATTACGAATGTCAGGACGATCATGACGATACGGTCCATATAATCCATCACGGGTTGCCTCCGTCCGCCCCAACGTTGTATCCCGTTCCCACGCCATTCGGAATGGAGTTGCCGTAGTAGTCTTTTGACCCGACCGTGATCTGATAAGGCTGCGCCGTCAGGTCCAATCCGGTCCCAATCATGGGGCTGCCGCCTTGAAGGACATAGGCGCTTGGACAGGGCTGCGGTCCAGCCGGCACTCCCGAGGAATAACAAGTCCCGCCGCCTCCAGCGCTAGTCAGATTCGGATTGACGCTCAATCCAGACTGATCTCCGCCGGCCGCCTTCCACTGGGCAAGCGTGGTGCAGGCATTGCTTGGACACCCATGCCAATTCCACATGGGATTGCTTGACTGATTGTGATTTACTCGAAACCAGTCGTTATTCTTGAACAACATGGTCTGAGCGCTTGGATTATACTGCATGAGGGGATTTTTGCCTGTCGCCCCTCCGTTCATGCAGATGTTGTTGAACGCCTTTATGTCGCTGTCGTTATTGACCCAGAAGCATAGACCGACGCTATTCGTGAATATATCCGAATCCGTGTAATAGGTATTATTGTAAATCAGCGAACCGGTCTTGAGATTGGTTGCACCGCCAATCAAGAACATGTCTGCCGGGACTGCGCGGGTCCCCTTGACCTCTTCGCCAATGTTGTAGCGGACGACGTTCTGCTGCCATCTCATGCCACCACTGTTGGCCTGGAATAGGTTGTAGTCGTATCCGGTATTGTTATGGGCGTAGTTGTATTGGACAACGATATAGCCAGAGCCGCCGTCGATATCGAAGCCATCCCAGTCGCAGCCGCCGCCGGGAGGAGTGCCGGTGGGACCGTTATTATAGCTCTCGTTGAACTGCCACGTCCCGTTGGTGGTCTCGAAATCCCAGTTGCCGACCGGGCCGCCACAGATGGTCGTTAGACTGCCCCCGTCGTGGGTGACGTTGAATTGGTCCAGCCAGTTGTAGGAAAGATTGGAAACCAGAATACCGTTGCCGGAAGTTCCGGCTACCGCTCCAGACGCTCTGCCATTGTAATTGGTGACCAGATTGCCTTGGATAGTTCCATTGCCCAGCCCCTGCAACAGAACGGCCTGATCGACCGTTACGGTGCTATTGGACCCGTGGATATAGTTGTCTTCGATGGTCACGCCTGACACGGTTCCGGTCGCGACACGACCCCAGAGCGGCAGGCTGAAGTCGATGATTTCGACGTTGTTCACGTTCCAGTTGGAGCCGAACCCAGCATGGTTGTCTAACTGCAAACCATAGCCGGTATTGTAGGTCAGGTTCGCCGTCGTGCCGCCAACTATCCTGATATTCTGGACAGTGATGTTGCTGAGATCATCCAGAAACACGACGCCTGACAGCGAGCCCGAGGATTGCAGCGTGGCGCATCCGGTTATCGTTCCGGCAATGACGCTGCATGTGCCGCTGCCATAGGATTGGATTGTCAGTGGTCCAAATACGTTCTGGGTTTTGGAAGTATCCCCCGGCCCAATCAATGAGAGAGACGTAGTGGTTGTGAACGTATCGCCCGCGAAAAAGTTGATAGTCGAGTTCGGTCCGTATGTAAGGCTGGTCGCCTTGGCGACCGTGGCGCACGGATTGCCTATGGTGCAGGGATTACTGTCATTGCCTGTAGACGAGGAGAAGTAAGCATTGATGGTCGGCGCTGGAATGCTTGCGTGAAACGGCCACCACAGCGTCGCTGATGCGGTCCCTGCAAATCCGACCAATAGAAGAAGGGCGATGGCTACGCGCTTCAATGATTCGCCCCGTCTGCGCCCATATTCCAGCCAGTCCCCGCACCGGCATTGGGAACCGCATTGCCGAAGTAGTCTCTGGTCGGATTGACCGTAATGTCGGTTGGATAGGTCGCGTGCAGATTAACGCCAGCCCCTATCAATGCCGAACCGTGCGCCAAGTTATAGGCCGACGGACAGGGTTGCGGCCCCGTTGGAATGACCGCGCCCGCCCAACATGGTGTCCCGCCGGTAGGCACAGTCCCCGAGAATCCGGGCGCTACCTGAATGCTATTTGCTTCCTGGTTCGTCGCCAGTCGAAACGAGGCCAGCGAAGTGTATAGCGTCCCCGTGAACTTGAAATTACCGGCCGAGTTATGCGTCCAATAGTAGTCGTTGTGGTTCGCCTGCCATTCCATGGGGGTGTAATAGGGAACTCCGCTTGTGGAGTTATAGTATTCAGCCAATACGCCCGCGCCGGTTGCGCCGGTATTGTAGCAGACATTGTTGGCGAACACGACATTGTAGTTGGCGAACGCCACAAAGCACTCGCCGTCGATCTGCCCAGTTATATTATAATCGACATTGGTTGCGTAAGAATTCCCGTATACGGCGGAGAGAAGATCGGTGGCGCCGCCGCCGGCCCCAATTCTGTCAAAACCGCCAAAGGTGAACGCGGAGCCGACATTGGTCTGGGTAGTGTGATTGACTTCGGCGATATTGTAACGAATAGTATTGGTGTTCCAGGTACCCTGGACGTATGTAATGAACTGGCCGCCCAGATTGTCGTGGCTGTAGTTATACTGCATGGTGTCATTGGTGCTGCCGCCGTCAATGTCCATGCCGTCCTGATCGCACTCGCCCACGGCTCTGGTGGTCTGGCCCATGCCGTAGACTTCATTGAACTGGGCCGTCCAGCCGTGGGCAGAAAAGTCATAGATGCCGACCGGACCGCCGCAGGAAGTGATATTCACTCCGCTATTGGTAGCCACATTGAACTGAAAGGTTGCGGTCTGGCCGCCGTTGGAAAACAGCATTCCGTTGCCGGAGGTGCCGGCCGGACTTCCCGTCAGGCCGCCAATGTTCGTGACGTAATTGCCTTGGACAAGGCCGTTCTGGATGGTTCCCTGCGTTAGAAGCCCTTGGTCAACATTGGCCGTCGAGGAGGACCCATGGAGATAACAGTCCTCGACATTCCAGCCCGTAAAGCTGCCTCCGGCCAGATTGATGTAGATAAGCAGGGAAAGGTCTTGGACCTCGCAATTTTCGACGGTGAAATTCTGATTGCCGCCTACTGTATTGTCGTAATAGATGCCATAAGTGCCCTCATGGCTGCCCAAGAACCCAGCCCCGCCCAACACCCTGATACCGTTCACCGTGACATTATTGGTGCTGATGAACTGCATCCCCCGTGTAGCAGGCGCGACCATCTGAATGGTCGCGCATCCGGTAATCGTTCCGGCTATCGGGTTGCAGGTCCCGCCGCCATACGGCTGTATGGTGAGGGTCCCGAAGGTATTGGCGATTCCGGTGTTCGGTCCCTCGAACACTACCGTATTGGCGCTTTCGTTGAAGGTGTCGCCGGCCAGAAGATTGAGTGTCGATCCCTTCCCATAAAGGAAGGTCATCGCCTTGGTCAAAGTCTGACAAGGCGAACCGCTGGTGCATGGATTGCTGTCGTTCCCCGTGCTGCTGCTGATATAGATGTTGATCGCCGGATACGGGGCGGCGTGTCTAAACCACGCTCCCGTAGACAATGCTATCAGCAGTAGAAGCGGGATAGTCCAAAGCGACTTCATTACTGAGCGGGTGGCGTCCAAAGAAAGCTGCCGCCAACCGCAGATCCATTAAATGCGTTAGAGCTATTGTCCTTGGCAGTCGAGCCGCTGGCGTCGTTGAGATTCAGGCAAAGGACCGCATCGCTATCGCAGGGCGGGGGACTTCCTGGCGTATAAGTCGAGATGTATCCGCTGCTCTTGACTACGTTATACATGCGAATATTTTGCATCGAACCGTATAGGCCGAATGAACCCGTAGAGCCCGTGCCGGTGTTGTGGTTCACCTGATTGCCGAACGACATGTGTTGCGGCGCCGATACGATAGTGCTCGCCCCGAGTGAGTCCTTATTGGTGGTGAGAGTTTCCGCAACGCCATCAATATAAAGTCCTACGCCGGCAGCCGTCCCCGAGCCGGAGTATGTGCAGGCGACTTCATGCGGCCGTCCATCGGCCAAAACGGTGCTTCCACTGACATCGATATATTTGGCCGCGCCGTCGAACGTGTTGATTATGCGGACGTTTAGTTTATTAGCGCTGTTAATCCAGCATTCATAGCCTGGGAAATGCGGGGAGGTGTTGACATTAGAGAACAAGATTGTAGTCGTGGAGCCCGGCGTGGCCTTGGTCTGTGTAAACGAAGCCATAAACGTCCAGGCTTGCGTATATTCATATTCAAGGTTCTGACCTATATCCACATAGAATGTGTTTTGGCCGGCGCCCTGAGAACTGGACGTATTGGTATAGGATACGTAACCCTGGCCATTCTGCATTTCTTGCAGGTTGGCCGTCAGCGGGGCCATGGCGCCGCTAGCCAACTGGCTGGACCAGATGGCAAATCTCGATATGAACCCATTTACAAAGCTGCTTGAGCCGGTCTGCGACCCCAAATAATATGTGGTGTTGGTGGTCGGCGGATTGCTGTCGCTTTGGACGGTTCCGTTGCCGGCGACCACATATCTCGTTGACCCATTGGTTCCATAGGCAATGGCGGCATGCAATCCACTGGGATTGGAGAGGGCTCTATACTTATCCATCATCCAACCGCCATATCCAGCCGTGGCCGTCACGGCCACGCTATTGGTATTGGATTGATACGTCGTCCAGTTAGAAGTGCTTCCGAGAGCACTCAGCCATGCGGTATTGGTCGTGCCGGAGAACATTCGAACGGTAGTAGAGGTGGTTCCGTTCTGATTGAGGCCATTTGTCTGAATGAGAAATGACATACTGGACAGGGCAAGGTTGGTCGCCGCCGTTCCTGCAAGATGAACGTTCTCGGCGGCTCTTTGTCCCGTTCCGCCGCCAGTTACGATAAGGCTCGTGGGCCACGAACCAAGTTCAAGTTGAAACTCGTTCAAGGAGCCGGTTACCGTAACCACGCAAGTGCCCGCCGACCCCGATGTCGTAAAAACATCAGGGGCGCCCTGAGTGGCCGTTCCAGAGCAACCAGTGCCAGTTCCATTCGTTACCGCCGCCGATCCTGACCCATTGACCCATAGAACATACGTCCCGTTGCCAAGAGAAGCTGTCGTCTGGGTTGCCGGTGCGGTGCTATTATGCAATTGATTGGTGGCGCCAGCCTCAACCAGCAGCCCCATACCCTTGCGGATACGGAGGGTGTTGCTCGCAAAGGTGTCGTAACTAGCGCCTGCGGCGTCCCAATACATCAGATCTGTAGCGCATGGCGTGCAGCCATCGCTTCGAGTCACTGCAAAATTTGATCCAGTCGCGCAGTTATAATACATATTGGCTTCAAACCAGCAGTCCTGTGCGGCGCTGGTAAGAACCCAGCCAAACGAGTTCGTCTGACCAGTGCCAAGCAGGCCTAAATCATCTGCTTGGACCTGATAGGAGCCAATTAAAACCGAGCAGAGAACAAGAACGGCTTTAGTTATACGTCGCATTGCAGTCCGCTGCTGTTGACGGCGCGGTAGAGCCGGTTGCGGTCGTAGTCGCCGCCGTGCTGATGGCGGTGCCAAACGTAATGCCGGGAGCGGGAACAACAAAACCGCCGGTAGATGATGGGGCAATAGGCACCGAAAGAAGCGGCGTGCTGGAGCCCAATGACACCGAACCTGATACAATATTGAAGATCTGAATATAGACCTGTGAGGTGTTGGGATTATAGCATTGCATCATGCTCAGGTTGCCGGCAGAGCCCTTAATTGCGGTGGCGCTGTTGGTGAGCGCATTGAGCAACTTGGGCGTCCAGCCGGAACCGGTAGTCAGACCGATGTTATCGATTATTGGCGTCATTGAGGCGACACCCTGAACCGTAACGACGTTGGAGGATGCCGTTCCGGCAGTGCCCGGAGCCGAGCCGGCAATCGTCGCCGTGTCTGTGGCGACTGTGACGCGCTGCGAACCAGCGCCGGTAGCCCCGGTGTTCACCAATACCGTCGTGCCATTAACCGAGGTGATATCGTTCTGGCCGGCGTAAACCGAACCAGACGGGTTAACGCCAGTCTGGCCTCGAAGATTGCCGCCGACATTTACGCCGTTATAGGAGGCGTCCGCCGGGACGGCCGAGCCCGTAGCGCCGGCCGCCGGATTAGAACCGCCGCCGCCGCCGCTAACCGTGCAGAGCGTGCCGGTAGTATCCATGGTCATGGGCTGCGGACCACCGGTCGTATAACTGATGGTTCCGCATGTCGCGACCACACGGGCGCTCGTGGTTGTTTGGGCATTGGCGCAACCAACCCATAGAATGGCGACCGCCAGCCCAATAAGTATCCTATTCATATTAGACACCTTTGTATCCAGTCGCCGTGCAATAGAGGCTGGATGTCGAAGTTAGACCGACTACATAGACGGCGGTTGCCGTTGAAAGAGACTTGCCGCCCAACGGCGTTGGGAAGTTGATGTTGAAACTGCCCCCGCCACTGGCCGCATATCCCGTCCAGAATACCGTGCCGCCATTGCCGTTTTGGAGTTGGACGATCGTGCTGGAGCTGCCGGAATTGATGCAATTCAGCGATGTAATGTAAATGTAATTGCCGGTTCCACCTGACGCGATCAAGCTAGCGGGGCTTGTCGAGGCGGTGATGGTCACCGTTCCTTGGACAAAATTCTCTGAGTTGGCATAGGGAAGATTGATGACCTTGCCGGTCAGATCATATGCGGCGTTAACTACCTGTCCAGTAGTTACCGCCGTGTTTTCGGCGTTCTGCGCTCTGCCGCCCGTAGTCAGGGGATTGGCCGTCAGGGACGATCCGGCAGCCGTCCCGCCCGTCACCGCGCCGATAACGTTGGTGCCTGACGGAATCGGACCGGTAATTGCGGTATATAGGTTGCCGGTGTTATTGGAGTCGATAATCCATGGACTCGTATCTTGGCTGACCTTGCCGATGATGTTCGTGCCGGCCGGGATGGCGCCCGTCATCTGGTTGTAGATACAGGACAGCCAGCCGGTAAGCCCTTGGGCGGCCGTGCAGATCGTAATACCGGTACCTGCGGTTCCGGTATCGGTGATTGCCGCCGCCGCCGCCGGACTTGTACTTGGGCCAACTGCCAGACCCGGCGCGCAAAGCGAACCGCCAGTCGTCATTGTCAGCGGGTAATATTGACCAGTCGTATTCGACTGACTGCCGCACGATGAAACGACAACCGCGGTCGATTGCGCGCTCGCCGGCTGCGCGCCTGCAAGAACAAGGACTAGCGTTCCGACGCCAAGAGCGTAGGCTAAGAACCTCTGAATCACCAGTATGACCTTTAGTAAGTGACGGAGTTCTGCTGAATCGCCGTCAGCGTGACTGACCCAGAGCCGCTATTGAGACGAACCTTCAGCCATTGCGGAATTTGCGACAACTGGAAGAAGCCGCTTGCCGTTCCCGCGACCACCCCGGCATAGTTGCTATCCCACGTCATGGCGTTATAGGCGACGGGGTTGCCATAGCTGTTGGGGTCGTCATTGGAGCAGTAGACAGTATAATTTACGGTGCCTGAGACTACCGCCTGACAAGCCGCCGTGCCCCCGGCCCACGTATCGAAGTTGATCCATGGGCTGTCCGCAATGCCATTGGTGCCCACCAGAATGGTCGATGCCGTAGCCGCGCTGACCTTGACGCTCGTCACCGTGAGGTAGCTCAGGGTCGAAGTCGCGGTGGGGTTGCCGCCCGCAAAAGACTCAGAAATGGGCGCGCCAGACCAGTCGGTGCCGGTCACAGTAATGGTGATGCCCGTGTCGCTACCCCCAGAGGTCGTGATGACCTGCCGAGCCACATCCAATTTGGCATAGCCCATCCAGCCAACGGTCACGGTGGAAGCAGTATTGCCGGACGGCGTGATACTGATAATGGTCTTATAGGCGTTCGCCGAAGCAACTTTGGAGGTACTGGCGCCAGTAATGGTCTCGGAAATTACTCCGCTGGAGCCATCGACATTCAAAACCGTCCCAACCACCGCAAACGTGATGCCGCTATCGTTACCGGCCGAGGTGATATAGATCGGGCTACCGACGAAGGTCTTGTTTTCGAAATTTGGATTGGAGCCGCCCGTCACGTTGTAGACAGCGATCTTGGCGGTCTGCGCCGGCATCCAGAACGGCGTAAATAGTGTCTGGCCAGTCGAGCCATTCAGCAAAAGAGCGGTAGCCGCCGTGCCGCTTTGCGACAGACAGATATTATTGGAGGCGTTGCCGGCAGTTGCGACAGTCCCGTCCAAGACGAGATAGCCGACGGCGGGAGCCGTCTGTGAGGTGCCGATTTTGCTGGTTGAGGCGGAGACGAGGGCTCCGACTTTGACTACGCGGGGTTGGATGGTAGTCTCTCCTTAGACACAACCACCGTGGCGATGGTGGAGTTTTTTTAGGGTTTGAGCAAGTCGTGCCCGTTTGGCCAACGTTGGATTGTCGCTATGCGAGGCCTTGGCGATCTTCGCGGCAGGGATTTTCTCACCCTGGGGTACGCCTAGGGATCGATGCAGTGCGCCGGGATGCTTGATAGCGCCGGAAATCCAGTTCTTAGCCATAACAGGCTCCTACTAATTATATGGCCGCCAGCGCTACCGAAGAACGCTGGCGGCCAATCATCTAGGGCGCAGCCTGGGCGAGGTCACAGGACCCTAGACAACCCCACTAGTCGTTCGTTTCGTGATCCACTGGACCAACGGTCTTTGCAGCGGAGGTCAACGGAGACTTGTCGGAGCCGGTGCGACCGCCGAGTTTCCGACCAGGGCGACCAAGATTCATCTTAGGCGCATTGCCTTCAACAACCATGCCGCCGTGCGCCTTGTGGACGCGGCCGCCTTTCTTTTTCTCTTTCGCCTCTTTCTCAACGCCCGAACCTTGAGCGTTGTATGGCTTCACGTCCCTGTCAGCGTGGGGATCGCCGGCAGGGCCGCCCTTGGCGAACCTATGCTTTTTAAGACCATGCATGACATGACCTGCGTGTTTGGAGCTAATGTTGTGCATTCTTCAAGCCTTCTAGAACTGTTTGACGCCAAAGAGGCCAGAAGAGGTGCCGGCCACACCATTCGGAAGCGCCAGAGCCGCCAATGTCGGATTCTGGTAAGCAATCAGAACGTTCGAGCCGTTGGAGGCCGTTTGGAGCGCGTAGGTGCCCCTGACATCGCCAGTCAGGGCCGTAGCGGCAGTGTTGACGGCAGGCAAGTAGCCCGCTGGGTTGGTGACTACGTTCACTGTTCCAGATACGGGATACATATACAGCGTGTCGCCAAACACCAACGTAGACAACGGCAACCCAAACACGTCCGTCGTGCCTACCGAGTAGGTGTAAGTCGCGTCCGTGAAGGCCGGGGTGACGGAAGCAATATATTTCCAGGCCTTCAGACCAGTGACCGTGAGAGAGCCCGACGGATTGCTCGTCAGGGTTTCCGTCATCGGGAACCCGTAGATATCATACCCGGCAATCGTAAAGTTGCCGCCAGCCCCAGACGCGCTGTTGCAGGTGATGATAAGCGTGCGGGCCGTCAGAGAAGACGGGTCCCACGCCTGCATCGTCTTGGCCGTTCCGAACGATACTCTCTTGCTCACGTCGCCAATCGCCAGCAATCCCGTGACCGTATTGCCGGTATTGGGATTGACTACCGATTTTCCGACCGTAACGCCGCCCGTCGTGGAGCTAATCAGCACCATCGGTGTGCCGTTAACTGTGTTATTGGCAGGCGCGATGGCCACAGCGCTCTTCGTAGCCGGCGCGATGTTCAGGGTCTGAATCATCGTCGTCGTATTGAAGAACGCCGTTAACGCCCCAAAATCCTGACCCGGATTGTAGGTAAAGAAGGGCCGGGGATCGAGAAGCCCATGCCCTTCGATAAAGGCCGAAGGAGCTAACTCCGGATTCGCGTTATTAATCGGGTCCGGGTAGGCAACAATCGGACCCGCATATGCTGAGATAGACATGTGCGGTTATACCCTCATTGTTGCCTTACGAAGTCGGCACCGACGCATAGATGGACCGCCAGTCAGTGTACGAGAAGCTGAACCGCTCGTAGCCCTTGACGAGGAGGTTGTCCGTGTAGAAATCCACGAACATATCCATCTCGAACGGGATACGTTGCAGGTAGATCAGGCCCTTCGTATTGGTCAGGAGGAACCACGCGAAGTTCGAGGTCAAGTAGTCGTTGACCATGTGACCTTCGGGCAGACCGCCGGCCGTAGACAAGATGGCGTTGACATCGTTGTCCGCAGTGCCGGGGCGAAGCTCCGTCTTGACCAAGCGGATGGCGACCGGCTCAAGAGTCGGGTTGACCACCAGCTTGCGAGCGCGACCCTGGATCTTCAGACCGGCGTTGTCCCTCCAGTTCTGACGAATGCTCGTCATGGCTGACAGGAGCGAAGATTCGTTCAGGTCGGCCGCCGGAGAGGCGAGGTTCGAAATGGTCTGCGTGTCAATCGGGTGAGCCGTCGAGAACAGGGCCACGCCGTCACCGCCAACCGAGGAGGTGTAGGTCGAGCCGTTATTCAGGATGCCCGCGCCGACAATCTCCTTGTACTGAGTAAAGGAGAACTGCAAACCAAGGTTCGAAGGCTGGAACTGAGCCTTGTAGAGGTTGTCGTCAATGGCCTTACGAGTGATCGCATAGCCAAGCGCGACTTCCGAGTGAGTTTGGTTGTAGACAAACCTCTCACCCGCGTTGTTGTCGAAGTAGGTGCCGCCGCCTTCATTTTTGAGGTGGGGCAGGGCGAGATAACGCATCGAAGTGACGCGCTCGACCGCCATGTTCGACTTGCCCATTGCGAAGATTTTGTCATACTGCAACGGGATTTCACGATACTTGCCCGCGACCTCACGAAGGCCGGGGAAGAGTTCGTTCTTAATCTGGGCTGTATTAATTGCCATTGGTCAATCTCCTTAGCTGACTGACGCTGCGCCAGCCTTGAAGATCTCAAGGTTGAAGCCGACAATGACCCAGTTGTATGCGGTCGTGATGTCCGCGCCGTTCATGCCCGTCGGGTCCTGAACGAAGCCGGCCACAATGAACGGATACGTGCTCGTGGTGCCAGTCGTGGAGTTAAGATACATGCCCGACTGACCCGTGGTCGAAGAACCCGTGCCAACCGTAAGCTGCGCGTTCTGGTTCAGCGAGGTGAGACCAATGGCGCTGGCGCCGGCCTGCACGACAAACTGAGCGTCAGGGTTGTCAATCACGTACGCCGTGACATCGCCGTTGGCGTCCGATCCGGGCCAATAGCGAGAGCGAACGATGTTGCCCTGAGAAACCGAGAGGTATTCGCAACCCATGAAGATGCCGGCCATCGGCACCGTAGAGGCGGTCGCTTGCTGGATGTAGCCCGTCACCGTCGAGGTGACCGGGACAACGGCGTCGCCAGTGTAGATTGCGGTTCCGTTACCGGACGAGATCAGGCGCTTCGACAGCCGAAAATTCGGCATGGAGCCCGAACCCGTCCCATACGGCATAAAGCCGAAAGGATTGTTGGTGTTAGCCAAGTTGGAACACTCCAACGAGTGGAGCAACCATCTAAGCCAACGCGGCTCGTAGGGTTTGCGGAACGGTTTGCCAGCGCCGACGCGGCGCGGGAGGAAAAAATCAGGCTAAACGACCCGCCTAGCCTGATTGAGTTCTACGGGCGGTGACCCGTAGCTCGCCCACGGAGGGAAGGCGAGCATTCTGCAACCAAATCACATTTTGGTTGTGTTGTCAAGAACTATTTTGATTAATCTTCACGCTCATACTGTCCGACGCCCATTCTGGACAGGGCTTCGGTGTCGGGACGCATGGTTTCGACCTTCAAATTTGGGCGAATACGCTCCATTTGCGGTCCAAAACGGCCCTCGTCTGGCTCGCCAAGACGCTGTTTGGCCTGCGCAAGCTGCTCATCGGCCTTCTTTTTGTCGTTTTGTTGCCTGATTTCCGAAATGACCTTCGGAATCTCCATCAGCACCTGCCCGCCAATGAGAATAACCCGTTTGTCGGGGTCCTCGGTGGCGATTTCGGGGTGCCGTTCAGCCGGAACGAACCGCCAATGATGGCGCTGGAGTTCGTTCATGTGATTAATCGACTCTTTCCCGGCGACCGTGATGGCCTTCCACTCATAGTGCCAGCCTTCGGCCCAAGTCTCTTCGGGAATGCGGAATCGGTCGTAAATCTCGGGGACGACATTACCTTCCTCGATGATTTTACGGGCGTATTCATCGGCCTCCAATGCCGCCGCTGACTTCTTTTTGGGCTTCGGAAGGCCCTCGGCCTCCATAATTCGCTCGGCTTCCTCGGCGGCGCTTACTTGACGAGGGGCGCGCTTGGCGCCCTTGGCAGTCTGAGTTTCCATGATTTTTAGCCACCGTGACCGTATTGCGGGGTGTTCCAACCGGGCTTTTCTTCATCCAAGCCTTTCACATTCATGGCGTAGCGACGAAGAATTTCTTGTCTATCGGCCGGTTTGGAGGGATCCAGCTTGTCGTCCATGTTGAGCGCCAGGGCCGTTTCGACCTGACCCGGCGTCAATTTGACGACGTTTTCGTTCTTTTGTTCCTTGCCAGACATGCTAATCACGCTTCTAGACACGGGGGCCGCAGTCGGGGGCTTGGGGCGCTCCTCGACCACCTTGACCTCAGATTCGGCCTGCCTGCCCTGCGGTTCGATACCCAAAGCGCTCTCGACCAACTGGAAATAGTCGTCCGAGTCGATAGCGGCGCCCTTCAATTCGTGGGCATATTCGTGGGCTTTTTGCAACTTATTGGGCTGTGCGGCCCATTCGGGATGAGCGCGAATCCAAGCGGCACTTTTATGCCAACCAGATCGCTCTACTTGCTGAGCAAATGCCTCTGCTGAATTGCCCTGCGGCGCCTGCTGTTGCTGCCGGGCGTATTGATCGAGTTGATTCTTGCCGCTTTCGGCCGCTTCGATTTTGGCGGCTACTCTGGAAATTCGTTCTTGGGCGTCGGCGGCCTTGGCGAAGTCGCCAGCCTCCATGGCGGCCCTATAATCCCGCTTGGCGGCGTCAGCCATCTGGGTGAGGGACTCGACGGTGACGGTAACTGCGTCACGACGGGTAAGAACCGTTTGTTGCTCCGCCTGACGGCGAGCCTGCTCTGCGGAAGCGATCTCACGATCCTTGGCCGCCAACTCTCGCTGACGGCGAGCATTCGTGTCGGCGACTTGTCGCTTAAGATCTTCAATGGTTTCGATATCAGGAGACTTTGTTTCCTGTTTGCTCTCTGTTTGCTCTTGTTTTGTTC